CTTTAATCATGGTAGCTGCTTTAAGGAGCTTGGTACCAAATCTCATGAATATAGAAATACAGTCAGCATCCTTCCAAAGATCAGGAGCGGATTTAACTTTATCCTTTGTATTATCTACAAAGCCATGCACTTTCTCCATGGCAGACTTGCCAAGTTCGGAGAAAAATTGAATGGACTCACTTTCTGTAAGCATGGATCCTAAAGATTCAGACGAGTAAGATGACTTACCATGGGCTTCTGCTTTAGGTTGAGATTCAGGTGGGATATCTCCAAGATCAACAGAGAATAGATTGACATCTTTAAAGTCAGATCCAAACCAAGTAAGATTAAGGAGTTTTGTTCCAACAAGAATAAACAGATCTTTAAGAGCTTTCGAAAATCCAAGAGCTGTAATCCAGGCTGTGAGGGTGGCAACGCGAGTAAGAGCAGTAGAAGAGTAAAGAGATACTAAGAGAGCAACAAAAGAAACAACGAGTTCAGTAATTCTTTCGGAACCTTCTATTTTGAAGGACTCAAACATTTTCGTAATCGAAGAAAAATATTCTTTGATTTGATCAAAGAGCGGAAATGAATGTTCGATTTTGAGAGTAGGCGTGAATGCTGCGGACGTGACTTGCTTCACCTTCGAGAATTTTCCGGCTATCCAGTCTTTAACATCTTTGAAACCTTCGGCTTCATGGCCTTGGGCTTGAGGTAAGTTGTCAAAAAAGTTTTTGAAAATAGAATCAAGGTACATTTGTGTAGCCCATTGATCAACATATTTCATCCGTTTATCTTTAGGTTTTCTAAGCAATTCTTTTTCTCTAATGCGTTTTTTATAATTGGGAATATAGGAATTAAATTTTTCCCAATTGTAATGAGTGTGGTAAACTTCTGGTTCTTGAGGAGGTTTTGGTATAGAAACAGTGTTACCTTGGGCTTCTGGCAGAGTATCAATAAAATCTTTCAACTTTTTCTGGAAAAGAGGTAAATCAACAGAACACATGCATTCTTTAGTTCCATTAATAAAATAAGA